ATAATAGGTATTTAGTATAATATTAAAATCCTTCTACTCATGATATAATTTCTCTCAAAGTAAAGGCGTAGATCAATTAAGACCTACGCCTTTCATATTATAAATTAGGCTTGGTATTTTGTATCGTGTTCCTTGTGGTTTCCGTATGATCCATCATACAACGAAAGTGTTTCAGCATTCCACATGACGTATTGACCAATACGAGTACCTTGTTTGATTCGGATTGTACCAGAACCAACATGCATACATGCAGCCATTACTCCACCTACTTTTTCACCAGTCGTAACATCTATACCATAACCACTATCGTATAATCCAGAAGTTAAGAATACGTCATTGCGATTTAATGTAGATCTAGTGATTACGAATCCAGCTTCCTTATCTGAAATAGTCACTATATTCTCCATTACTACTTCGTAACCACCAGGAGCAAGTTCAAACCAACCATCAGCATCAGGAAGAAGTTGAATTGAGCCTCTATGAACTTTGGTATCATTATCAATCTCAAATACTGTATTGTTAATTTGAAATACTTTATCCAGTCGAAGATCGACAGCATTAGCTTGAACATCGCCCTCTTGTACTCCAGTCAAAGTAGAACGGCTAGTTGGGCTCATAATATGTTTCATAGGTGTTCCTCTAAAAAGTTAATAATTTTGTCTTTGTAATCTTGTAACGTACCATCATTATCAATGATAAAATCTACATCATCTAATTCTGACTCTGTAATATGACCATCATAATCAAGTCCTGGTCTATTGATCTTTACTATACAGCCATTAAACTTCCTTACTAATTCTACTTCATTAGGAAATCTACAATCAGTAATTATCCAAGTAGTATTATGATTGGAATATATTGCATCTTCTACATACTCTGTAAACTGATCCTCATTATAGCTTCGCATAAGCATTCCAATCTCACGAACCACCCTACGACCATCTACTTGGAAATACTTACCACCCAAATCTCCTTTCAATTCCGATCGTTTGAATTGATCATAAGCTAACTCATCTTCCAATCCAAAGATGTTACAAATATGATATTTGATTGGATCTGCAAAAGCAATCTTACTGGTATCAGGATATCTTTCTTGAGCAATCTTGAAGAATTCGTCTTTACCAGAACCTTTTGCTCCATGTAATGCTATAATCATAATTAGGCACTCATTTTATCAATAGAATGCATATTATAGAGTATATCATTCATAATATCAACATTAAACTCGTTAGTAATACTAAAATCTACTTCAGCTTCAAATTTACCATTACGTAATCCAGTAGGAGACCCATCATACCGAATACCATTAATTCCGTGCCAAATAGGACTAGAAGAATCCCACGAGAATATGTGCTTATGGAATTGACTCAAAAGTTCGATCTCATTTGGACCATCAGTCATCCCTAAACAATGAAAACGATTACTAGCATTCTTCAACAATAATCCATTCTTATTCAATAAACTGAAAACCTTCCATCTAGCAAGGTATCTTTGAAGTCTGTATGATTCATCTTTATGACCATCACCATAAGATTGTTCATCTAGGCCTAGAGCAATAGGACAAGCAAGAATCGATACACCAATGTAATCAATATCCTTATTACCAATAGCCCATTCGAATGATGCTAATAGGTCTTCGATTTTACCAAATTCTGATTGAGGACAGAAGAATGTTTTGAATCCTGCTTCTTTGATTTCAGGTATTAACTTAATAGCAGCATTAATAGTTTTGGTATAGTGTTCTTTAGGATAATCAGACATCACTATCGAATCACCCCCAACCAACTTAGCCATACTAATCAGTTTAGAAGAATCGTACATTGGTTGGCCACGCTTAAACATTTCAAAACCGCCATTATCCACATGATAAACGACGCTAGGATTTTCTTGTTTTAGCTTGATATAAAACTCTCTATATTCCTTATTCTCTTCAATCAAATGAGCCAACAGCAAATGAACAGGATATTTTTCTACGAATGGTAGATAAGATACAGGAGCAATATGTGCAAAGTTGATCATTATTAAATTCCTCTATACGTTTTAGTACAACCATTCTCATTATCTTCGCTGACATCAATAGTAAACTTTCTACCTGGATACTTCGAGTGGATTTCTGTAGCAAGATCATCAGCAATCATCTCACAACTTTTATAATCTAGTTCTAACGTACCATGATACAAACTTTCCAACCATCTCTTGAATTGGATGAACTCAATGTCTCTATCATTATGAGTAACTTCAATCCATACTTTGAACCAGAACATATGACGATGGGGATATCCTAGGAACGACACATCAGCAAGATTAGGATCTGTTAACGCAGCAGGATACTTGTGGATACCTTCTTTCTTGAAGGTAACCCAAATAGAATTTGATTCTGTGATAAGAGTAGTCATGTTAAACCTCAATAGTTCTTCTGGTTACGAAAGGCATATGTTGTCCCGAGACTCTATATAATCCCTTATTTCTCATGTTATTGTCAACAATATATTTTTGCATCTCTTGTCTATCATACCATGCCATTTGACCAGTAGTAGGATTACAATGCCAGATTCTATGACTGATTTTACTAGGATTGAATAACCATCCTTTATCATCAGTTTCAATGTAGAATGTGCCCATACTATCGATGTTAGATTTTACATCTGCTGAGTAAGGTCTTTTCCATTTAGGAGATTGAAATTCGAGATCAATTCCAGCAAGCTGTTTGGTTCTGTCAGCTTCATGAAGAGTAACTTTCCAACCCCAACTCTCCAACACTTCTTTGACAAATAATTCACCTTTTAATCCTTTAGAGCCAGAGGGCCCGAAGGCCCCCTCTGCTGTTTCTGTCCATTCTGTAGTCAATCGTTCACTCATAATATAATTCCTATTATTGGCTTAATGTGATAAATTCTGCTCTGCAAGCTGGATCATTCTTAAATATTCCACCTAGTTTGGATGTGACTGTAGTACTACCAACATCCTCTACTCCCCTTGCTTTGACGCAATAATGTCTAGCATCAATCTTTACAGCAATGTCATCAGTTTTTAAGATATATTGAAGAGCATGATATACTTGTTCAGTCAATCGTTCTTGAATTTGAGGACGTTTAGCAAAGTACTCTACGATTCTATTCATTTTGGATAAGCCTAGTACTACTTCTGATGGAATGTAAGCAATAGTAGCAAAACCATCAATTACTACAAAATGATGTTCACAGTTAGATTGAACATTGATATTCTTCTCAATGACCATTTCATCATAACCCATTTTATTGATAACTGTAGTACATTTAGGAAATGCTTCGTAGTCTAAACCCCAGAAGATTTCATTAACAAACATCTTAGCTACTCTTTTAGGAGTATCCATTAGACTGTCATCAGTCAAATCTAATCCTAATGTTTCCATAATATCTCTGAACTTATTTCCAATGATATCAATTCTTTGTGAGCGTGGATTAACAAACGGTTTCATAGGAGTCTCTACTCCATGTTTCACTAGGTGGTTGTGAATCTCATATCCGAGTTTAGCATCACATTTTGTTTTATTATAAGCCATTATTACCTTCCTTAATCGGTGAATTTAAATAGTACTACTTTCTATAAGAACTTCTTGATTTTGGTGTCTCGAACCAATCAATCTGAGTCGTAGTCACGTTCAACTTCGACATCTTCACATCAACACAATCATATAACCATTTTGAAAGATTTTCTGATGTTGGTACAAACTTAACAATGAAATACCCTTCTAATGTTTCATACACTTCGTCCTCTGGAATTCCTGACATATCCAAAACGAACCCAGCAATATGATTAGTACCTGGAACCATTACAGGTAACAAAGCCATCTTACGTTCAGTAACAGAATACCATGAATCACTTACTAATCTATCAAACATTGGATCATTAGCATCAATAATAAATCTATGATCAACGTACGTATCTAGGAAATTCTTCAACCAACCTAAATGTTTGAAATCAGTTACCATTCCTCGTTCTAACGTATCTCCTTCAAGAAACACATGAACTAATCCCTCGTGGCCATGAAGATGACGACATTTACAAGCATAATCATTAGTCTCGCAAAATTCTTCTACTAACTGTTGACTCCACACTCTATGACCATAGCAAAAGCTAAACTGTTTATCAATAGTCCAAGTACTCATTTTATCCCCTTATCGATTTTTTGCGTTAGACCAAACATATGTATGGCCTCTTAGTGCTATTCTGAAACCTAGTGCTTGATACTTCTCAACAATAGGAGCAATCTTCAATTGATCTTCCATTGTTTCTCCTAAAGGCATTACAAAGAACTCTGAACCAATATCATTATCTACCAAAACTCTAGTTACGTCAAGCAATTCTTTTTCACATTCTTCTGAAGCATTAGCTACAAATTTAATCTGAGCATTGAACAATTCCGAAATTTCAATAATATTATCAAAGTCAACTGCCCCCTTCTCACCACTAACAGATTCGAGTTTAGGACTGATAGAGAAGAATGGATATGCATTTGATTCGTAAGCCCATTTCACAAATTCATCAGTCAATTGTTGAGTACCATTAGTCTCAACAGTAAAATGAACCCAATCATTTTCTTCAAGAAACAAATCTACTACTTCCCTAATCATAGTCTGATATTTCTTCAGTAGTGGTTCACCACCAGTAAATACAATATGAATATCACCATTAGTAATTGGGTGAACCAAAGAACCCGTTGGATTGTTTTCATTTGTAATTAGTGCTTTCAACGTTTGGTGGATATCTTCTGGAGTATATGTTTCATGTTGATCTTTGAACTCACCATTCCAAGAATACTCTGTATCACAGGGAAATCCAGGACATTTCAAGTTACAACCAAATGACCGAACCCATAATGAAGGAGTACCAGCAAAATACCCTTCACCTTGCATACTAAAGAATAACTCGGATAATCTGTACTTCTTACTCATCTCTTTCTCCAATTAACCAAAACATACATCATTATACTATAGAAACTAGGACCAGTCAACAAATGATTCCCATGGATACACAATCCATAATGATGGATCCGCTGCTTTATCAATTTCTTGGTATGAAAAATCAACCTTGATAGGACTAGCAATATTATTGTGGATAGTAGCAATCCTGAACATGATACTAGTATCTTCAGTCTCCCAATCCCAATTACCAATAATCCACTCCAGTGTTTTTCCAGAATCATTAATATCATCAACCACAAGAACTTTGATTGGATCTTTTCCTAGAAGGAATCTTAAATAATCTGCATCAATGGTTTCTTGGATTTCTCCATCTCTTAACTGAACGATAAAGGTCTTGCAAGGGACGCCTGTGATTTTGCTTATAAGAGTTGCTGGAATGGAACCACCATTAGCGATACCAATAATCAAGTCAGGAACCCAATCAGCATCTTTCATTTGATTATTAATTGATCTGATGGCATTTTCAACATACTGCCACGTCATATATCTTTTCATGTTATACCTTTAGAATACAAAATCGTTAGTAGATTTCTCATTGCGAGATTTTGGAGTGTATGATGGTGTTTCTGATAATCCACTCTGAGCGGATTCTTCAACATCAAAAATTCTCATTTTATTTCTATCAATTCCTACCATAAACTTCTTATAGTAGCTTGGATCATTATATCTATTCTTCAACTGCTTGATCATAATCTGACCGAGCTCTTCAAGTTCTTCAGTAGATATTAATGCTAGCATGAGATCACAAGTTTGAGGTAAACCAATTGATTCTGAAGTATTGGTCAAATCGAGATCCGAACTATTCAATCCTTCTCTATTTGCTTGAGTAGCACTTACCAATGGTACGTTGTACTCTACAGCTAAACCTCGAAGTTCTTCAGCAATTGCTTTGACGTAAGTATAACTATTAACTCCTCCTCCAAACTTCATTCTTTGAGAAGCACAAATATTCAAATAATCGACAAAGATAATATCAGGAACAAAGTTCTTCTTAGATTTCAATTCTTCAATCAATGCTCTAAAATGACCAGTATGAGCGGCAGAAGTAGGATACTCCTTTACAACCAACTTACCATGAGACTTCTTCTTGAGTTTATTCAAACGAGAAGTGAATATATCTTTTTCAACAGTCTTGAGTTCATTCATACCAAGATTCAATAGATTAGCATCGATACGTTCAGCAATACGTTCTTCTGCCATCTCCATAGTAATATAAAGAACATTCCGACTCTGCATTAATGCGGCAGAAGCAAAATGACACATCACCAAAGATTTCCCAACACCAGTATTATGAGATGATATTCCATTAGTATAATATCTATGATTATCATGATCTACTTGAATATCTACAATTGGAATTACATTTCCTGTTTTTACTACATTACCATATTCATATTTTCCGGATTTAGTCAAATATTTGGTATCAGGTTTATATACTAAATCTTTAGCATACTGCCATCCTAGACTAGTTTCAAAAAGATGATTTTCATTTACTCTTACTTCTATATCATTAACAATCAGTAGATATTCATCCCACTTACCCTTATCAACAAACATAGATACTGGAACATAACCATCAGGAGAATCCACTTCAATTTCATACCCATTCTTTAAAAGACTATCAATATCTCCTATCGAAATTTCTTTTTCTAACCAGT